CTGTATAACTAATTAAGCTACGTAACGAACGCAGGCAACACCATTGCCATCAACTGTTGATAGCTGTGTCATACCAATACGCATACTTGCTACTAAAACGCTACGCTGATTTACTACTTCATCGTCGCTGTCTAGACGCATACCACGATGCTGTCCCACTAGGAAGTTACGTGGGTTAGCAATTACGGCTACTAATTCATCTGCTACTGCAGGGCTAGAAGCTGCTGGAATTGTTGCACTTACTAATACTGGTGTATTACCAACGCTACCGATTTGACCTGTAAATAGTGTAGCATTTGGACCAGCTTTGTCAATTGTTAGGAAGTTTTGATCTTCTAATAGCTCATAGTAACCTTGTGTGCTAACAAAAATAACTAGTTCGCTTGGATTTAGACCCCATGCACCTAGTGCTTTACGAGCTGCCATTACTTTAGCAACTGTTAGCTTTTCTCCATCACTAATATCAACTGCGCGAGCAACGTTACTAGTTGGATCATAAGTTGCTAGACCTTTAATAGGATCGTTAGCACCTGCTGCACCAATTAAGAAAGCTTTGTCAATTGCTTTAGCCATACGACGGCTTAATGCATCACGTACTAGTGGTAGTACTGGGATTAGGCTATCTTCATCTTCTTCAAAAGCAATATACTCTTTTGTAGCTAGTTTATAAGCTGTTAGTGTTACTTCTTTTAGTGCATGTGTACGAGCTGTACCGCTGCTAGAGCTTGAACCGTATACTAGGCGCTCGCTAGCTCCTGCACCGATAACCCAATCAGCATTGTCACCAGTATCTGGGTTTACTGGAATACGCATAACTGGATTGCTCATAGCTGTAGTACGCATTGCACCTGCTACAACTAGTTGACGACGCATTTCGCTTTCTAGTGTTGTGCTGATTTCTGTTTCCCATAATTCTTGCATGTTTGTTGTAGCATGCACTGGACCACGGGCATTAGCACCAAAACTAGCAGCTGCTTTTTCTAGTAGTTGCTTACCAAACTTGGTGTCATTCATTGGTCTACGTAGGATCTTGCTGATTAGAACAGCTTTCTCTTTATCAGCATAAGCAATGTCAGGAGTTGTTGGCTCGGTAAATTGCATACGGCTACGCTGTAGTGCCTCTAGTTCGCCACTCTTGTTTTGTAGGGCTTCTAGCTCTTTGGCTTTTTCTTTGATAGCAGCCTCTAGACCCTCTAGTGCTGTTCTGTGCTCTGTGGCTTGATCTTCTAGGCGCTTTTCAATATCGCTTAGTAGGCGCTCTGCACCTGTGTCAACTGTTTGTACAGCTGGGGCGGCTGGTGCTACTGCGTTAACAGCGGCCTTGATTTTAGCTTGTAGGGCTTCTTCGTCGGCAACTTTGCGCTGTGCTTCTTCAGCAGCTTTTGTTTGTGCTTCTAGCACGGCTTTAGCAGTTTGTTCAGCAGCTTTAGCAGCAGCATCTGCTAGTAATTTTTCTAACTCTTTTGGATCCATGTTCCATTCCTCATTTGTTGCGCTTTTTGCTGCTTTTGGGGTATCGAGCTTTTTAGCTGATTCCTTTGGTGCTGGTGCAAATTGCTGTTTAAATACTTCAAACTCTTGGGCAGTGTCAAATGCCTTGGCTAAACTAAAAAGTGTGTTTTGATTTGCAGGTACACTAACTACACTAATTTCATGCAGTTCTAATTCTTTAACTAAAAACGTTTCAGTAGCATTATCGTAATCCGCATCGCGAACTCTAAAACCTACACTAAACGCACTTAATATTCCCTTTTTAATCAGTTTGTATACATCACCTACTTCACTAGGAATCTGTGCTCGAATCCACAAACCCTGATCTGTAACCTTGTGCTCAACCATTTTACCAATTGGCATCTGATGATTGTGATAGGCTAGTATAATTGGATTTTTCAGGTAATTACTTAATCCCTCATTCCACGCTTTCATAGGGATCACATCACCCATACGATCACGGTCTACTGTGCTAGCATATCCTTCAATAAAAATGCTATCATCAGACTCTGTACTAGCTGTAAACTTACTGCTTAAATAGAGTAATTTATCTAGTTTTGTGTTCATATTACTCCTTTGTCGTACTAGGCCTACCACCCAAAGATGGATTGGCTGCTGAACCTGCTATATTAGCAGGTATTCTTATGGTATCGCCACCTTCTACCTTGGCATACCTTAATTCTTCTCGTGCCTCATTGGGCGTTATAATTCCACCATTAACCAGTGTACTGTGATAGCTGGCTACATCTTTTAGCTCTGGCTGCAGTGCACTAATATTACTAGTTACTGGCGCTATGTCATAGCCAAAATATCGTTCTAGTGCGCTGTTGTACAATCTAACCAGTGGCAGCACAGTTTCTAGGTAGAATAGCCGCAGATTAGGCGATATGTTTGCATTGTTGCCACCCTGCAATAACACAGGCGGTACACCAATAGCAGTCATAATACGCTCACTGTGTGTACGTACAGCTACGTCAAAATCTAGGTCACTGAATTTTTGATCTGACAGCTTATGTGGCTTTAACCCGCTATCAAGGATAATTGGTCGCTTGCCACCTGAACGACTGTTATATCGCTG